GGATTTAAATTGGCGCTAGCTTCAAGCTCTTGGTTTTTAGCAACAATTTTTTGTAAATATGAATTAGCAGCTTGTGGTCCTTCAAACTTATTGATACGTAAATATTCAGATTTAGCTGAAGGAGTCAAAAAGTCATAAGGCCCTTTAGCAACACCAGGGGCACCAGGAGCGCCTACAGCACCGGTAGCAGGGGCAAATATATTTTGATTAGCTTCTTGCATAGCGGCAGCACGTTCTTGCGCTGTTTTAGCTTGTGATAATTGGCTTTTCATACCAAACAATTCAGCTTGCTGTCTATCACGCTGTTCAGCTCGACGCGCTAATGCTTCACCAGGGCCAGCAGCACCGCCGGACCACCAAGCTGTAGCGTCTTGTAAAGAAGACATAAGCCCGCTTTGTTCAGCTTCTTTTTGCTTAACTAATTCTTCCATTTTAGCCAAAAGAGATGGATCATATCCAACTCCCCCAGTGGGAGTAGCTAAAGCATAAGGACCTTTAGCAGGTATGGCTTTTGCTATTGGGGTTGATGGAAGACCACCAGTTTCTTGCGTATCTGCAGTATCTTCAGCTTGTGAAAAACCACCAGTTTCAAAACTTTTAATATTGTCTAAGCCTGCCATGATTATTGATCGCTAATAATAGTTGATGGGTCTGGAGCTGTTGGGTTTGGATTAGCAGGAGCCATATTAGCAGCTGTAGTTGCGTCAATAGCAGCCTGAGTTTGTGCTGGTGTGTAACCACCCAAATTGTCACTACTACCACCAAAAGCACTACCAATACTACTAATTAACCCAGTTAAACCACCAGGGACACCTAATGACCCGAGGATGCCACTTGCACCAGTTTGACCGCCAAGGGCAGATACTAAGCCAGCGATTTGATTTAATGGTGACAATTGAGTTTGATTAGATACAGTAGTAGGTGCTTGAATGCCACCAACGATTTTACCTAAATTAGAAATATTAGTTAATGGCGCAGCTTGTTGATATTGACCAGTTGTCAACAAATTATTAATGTTTTCTTGTGCTGTTGTGCCAGCGCCTTGAGCCGCTGCAACACCAGTTTGTTGATTTTGCAATGCAGCTTGCATTTGTTGTGCTTGTAAGCTTGCAAGGGCATTTGCTTTAGCAGTATCTACTGCAGTTTGACCCCGCAAACTACCAAACTGACCAGTACCAACAGCGCCAGCTTGTTGCGGCGCAATTGTTGTTGGGAGTACTTGATTTAACTCTTGGTTTTGTGCTTGGAACAAACCACCTAATGCTGTTTGAGTATTAGGTGTAACATTACCAGATGCATCAGTAATCCAAGGATTAGCAGCGCCGCCAGCAATATTTTGAAGTGTACCAGTAGCTTGTGTGAAAGCGTTTGTTGGTCCAGACAAAGCATTAACTGCTTGCTGACCTACAGTTTGCTGAGGTGTCGGAGCACCTGATGCAGCTTGTTGTGCTTGGTTAACAATGTTTTGTTGAGCTGCATCATACCAGCTCGGCATCGTAGTGGTTTGCTGCGATGTATTCGATATGATGTTGTTTAAGCCAGCCATTATACTTTCACTTTCTTGTTAGCTTCTAATAAATATCCCAATGGACCTTTACTATCAGGCGGGAGTTCTTTTGCGTCCGCAGCACGTTTATGTTCACGAATTGTTCTCAAAAATTCATCAAGGATTTTAGCCCCAGCATCACTACTACCATTACCTAAAGATGATACCACATCTGCAGGTATTACAAACTCAGAATGTGCTAACATGGCAGGTACTTCATCTGAGGTGCCATCTCCGTTGCCTTTAACATAACGGTTATCAATAGAGCCTAAACCACCTTCAGAAAAGAATGTTGGGTTATGTCCTTCAATCTCACCGCCTTCAGCATGACCTGCAGGATTAAGTGCTGGTAATCCAGTCAAAATATAATTTAACTGCGCTTTGGTTAAACCAGGGGTAAGTGTAGAAGAAATACCGCTAGTTGGGGGGTTATCGGGGGCATTTAAATCACTAATGCCTGGAGAGCCACCTGTGGCAAATTGCGGTATGTTTTGTGATAATAGTTCATTAATCATAGGTTCGCCTGCTAAAGTATAGTTCTGATTTGCTTGTGTTAATCCAGGTGTTAAATTAGTAATTCCGCCAGTTTGGTTTGCAATATTAGCATTAGGACCATATGTAGAACTCCAAGTGCTGTAACTCATTCTACTCGGGGTTGTGCCAGTACCTACTCCACCGATGCCAGTGCCTGTACCTACTCCACCGATGCCAGTGCCATCGCCTACTCCTGTACCTACTCCTGTACCTGTACCTACTCCTGTACCTACTCCTGTACCTACTCCTGTACCTGTACCTGTACCTACTCCTGTACCTACTCCTGTACCTACTCCTGTGCCTGTACCTGTACTTACTCCTGTGCTAGCAGTTGTTGCACCAGTACCTGCAGTGGACGCTATTCCAGTTCCTGTGCCGGTTTTAGTGGGCACAACTGACTTACTAATTAATTGATTTACATAATCTTGTAAAGTCTGTGTTTGTGCCACATCGCCAGTAATATCTTGGGTTGGCGCTGGTAATGTTGCTTTTGATAAATATTGATCATACTCAGCTTTAGTAATTTCACCTGCAGCCAAAGCGGTATCTAGCATTGGTTTTGTATATTGTGAAGAAGAACCACTTGCTGTTGAATCTGCGGTTGTTGTAGCTCCGGTATAAGGAGTCATTGACATGGTTGGCACACCGTTTTGGTCTGCTGTTTTATCTATGACGTACTTAGAACCAGATGGCCCCGCGGTGTAGTCCCCCGCCAAAAGCGCACCGGTATTTACAAAACCACCTTTACCATCAGGAATATATTCTCCCCATTTACCTGTTGTAGGATCTTGGCGATATACACTTTCTACTAAATCTTTACCATCTGGTGTTTTAGTCACAGAAGGTAATTCTCCGGCTTGCGCTGTTCCGCTACCTGTTAATGCACTAATAATATTTTCGGCAACTTTTTGACCGGTAATGGGGTCGATACCTTGCGTCACAAAAGCCATTGCTTTATCCGGGGATATACTTGACCCGCCAGCGCCAGACACTAATTCTGTATATGCTTGTTTAGCTTCCGGCGTTGTTAACTTAGCTAAATTAGCTGCGTTAACATCTGTTAGTTTAGCGCCAGTGGTATCGCCCAATGCTGCAAATGCTGACATTAAATCAGCACCCTCCGGTGTGTATCCTTGCTTAATAGCATTAATTGCTGCTGTTTGTTCTGCAACAGTGTTACCTGCAATGGTCGGTGCAAGATTCATAGCCGCATCAGCAGACAGCCCGTTTGCTTTAGCATTACTATAACTTAACTGTTGGTCCGGATTTAAACTATTGACCTTATTAGCAAAAGCAATTGCAGCATCAGTTGTTGTATTACCAGTACTTTTTTGCTCATAAAAAGACTGTAATGCTGTTGTACTCATTTTAGATAAATCTGGTGTGTACTTTAAAGCATCTGTAGTAGACAAACCATTGTCAGTATTAAACTGATAAAAATTCTGTTGCTCTGAAGGCAATGTATTAACACCGGCGGCTGTGCTAATCGCAATTTGATTATCGCCATTATTTTGCTTTAACGCTTCATAATATGAGTTTTTAGCAATATCAGAAGCATTGGTTAGCGTCGGCGCTGCGGCTAAAGCATTTGTAGTTGATCCGGTCTTACTGTAAATATCTGAGTAAGTAGTTTGCTGATTAGGTGTTAAACCATTAACTCCTGTTGCAGTACTAATTGCTGTTGAAATATCCTTATTAGCTGCAAAATCATTATTAAAAGCAGTTTGAGCAATAGGTGATAATCCAGCAACTGTTGAAGCTGTGCTAAATGCAGCCACATTGTTTTGTCCAGAATCAACCAGATTATTAAAAGCTTTTTGAGCTTCTGGATCCATGTTAGCTACTTGAAGATGAATATCCGTGTTTTGAGCACTTGTAAATGCATCAGCTCTATTAGTGCCGTTAGCTACAGCGTCAGCGTAGGCTTGCTTAGCTTCAGGCGTAGTTAACTTATCATTATTGGTTTGATCAATAATTTGATTAGTAGCCATCTCAGTTGCTTTTTGTAACTGTTCAGCTGCCGCACTTTGTTCTGCTTCAGCAGCTTGACCAACTAAATCGCCCAATGTTTGAGAAGTTGTGTCAATTGATTTAGCAACATCTGCTGCTTGATTTTGCAGTGTTGTTAAATCTCTTACATAGCCATCATAAGTTGGTTTAGCAGCATTTACAGCATCTAAACTTTTTTGGTAAGTATCAGCAGCAGTTTGATATTGTGATGCTACACTGTTTGCTTGATTAGCAATATCATTAATCTGAGGTGCTAAAGCAGTTGCTTTGTCTATCAAAGATTGTGGTGTTACTGTTTCGTAATCATTAACTGTATAATACGTCCCAGCATCTGCGTCATATTCTTGATGCGTGCCAATAACAAGCGGATTTCGTACTGTAGTAGCGGGGGTATAGCTACCAGTTTCTGGATCATAACTAGCTGGCACATCTTGCGGCGGTCCTAACTTAACATACCCTTCTCCTTGGGGTTTCCAATCTGGGTTATTATCATAGCTTGTAGGATCACCGCTTTGCAAATTAGCATAGTCACTCTTAGCTTGATTAAACTCTGCTAACTTACTAGTGTACTGACTTTGCAAATCATTAAATTGCGAATACAAACCATTTGCGGTATCAAAATTTGATTTAGCAATATTTTGTGCTGGGTCTAATGTATTTTGAAAAAAGTTTTGTGCTTCTGATTTTAAACTATTAAACTGGTTGTTTACAGATTGTAATGTATCACTTTGGCTAGACAGATCATTATAAGCAGATTTAATCTGGTCACTAGCACCTTGTAAAGACCAATTCATTCCAGCAACAATACTAGATTGAGTAATGGCTTCTCCAATGCTCTTACCGCCAATAATTGCTTTTGCTGCGGCATTTGTTGCGTTGGTAATTAATCCTGTACTTAAGTCTTTTGCATCAAAACCTTGATTTTTTAATTCACCAGCAACCGCACCAGATAATGCTCCAGCAGCGCCTGCAGTTAAAATTTGGTCTAAAGGCTTACCACTTAAAGCCGCAGCTAACGCAGAGCCAGAGGAACTAGTAACAGCTTGCTGAATAATAGTCTGTGTAGTTGTATCTAAGTTTTCTATTCCCGGCACATTACTCCCAATTTGACCGCCAGCATAGTTTCCAGCATAAGCCGCGGCAGCACTTAAAGCAATGTTTTGAATATTGCCACCATTAGCGGCACTCACTGCAGCTGCAGAAATTGGGTACGGAACACCGGCGGCGGTTAATGCAACAGTTTCAATGGTCGGTAATGGATTTTGTACAATATTTTCTACCGTTTTGCCAATCGTAGATACTACTGAGCTAATAGTTTTGCCAATATCATTAAAAATATTGCCAGCCCCAGAGACAACATCTCCAATTGCTTTAAATGGATCAAAACCTCCACCACCGCCGCACATTAGACTATTTCCAAATGTTTAACAGTATTAAATCCAACTGTCTTATAACCAAGACGAGCATAAAACTTTTGTGTTTCTTCAAGCTTAACTTCTGTTGTTTGGCCTAAGCAAACGTCAACAACATTGTTTTTTCTAGCCCAATTTTCCAACGCTTTGATTAACTTAATTGCCGCAAAAGATCCGCGATGTTCTGGCTGGACAAAAAAGCCCATATCAGTAACGCGTTTTCTTTGGCTAAAAAAGTACGGTTGAATCATCCCGGCTATAAATCCTATTAGTTTATTATCTTTTTCGGCAACATAAATAACGCCGTTTGCTATAACCCAAAGATCTTTAATTTTGTCTTTGTCTAAAACAGCGTCTTTAAACTCTGCTTCAGCGATCATTTGCTCGGCAAGAGCAAACAATTCATCAAATCTATCCGGTGTAAATTCAAGAATTTGCACTGGATAGATCTACAGTAATTTGGTATTGTTGGCGTAATTTTCCAATTGTTTTACCAAATCTTTCAATCACCACAGGAAAGCCCATTTGCTTAACTGCGTGGATTGTTTCTGTGTCATCAGTAACGCCAACAACTTTTGTGTAATTTGATTTAATTAAAGCTTGAGCTAACTCTTTAAGATTATTTAAAAGCTCTTTATATTTATCAGCACTAAACACAAAAAGTTCACCAACCCCTGGTTGCAAAATCTTCAATAAAAACAAGGTGTTACCTGTCCTAAAAGAACGGTATTCATTGCCTTGTAAAAGGTGGTGGATAGCAGCGTATACATGCTTCCAATCTCTACCAAACAAAGCCGTTGTTGGGCTACGTCTAATAATTTCTTGGACAGATAGTCTGCCGTCAGGGTCTTTTTTACTGTATTCCATACCTATACTAATACGCAAAATTCCTAGTTTTTGCCCTTAAATCAACGACTTGGACCATTAATTATTTCAGTAAATTCCCTTGCCCAATCCTGCCAAGTTCCGTATGTACTAGGGTCTGGAATGGGGTAAACAGCAAAAGCCTCAGAATTAAGTAGGTTAAATGCTCCTAATTGCCAATTCTCTTCGGAGGCAAACTCAATGTTCTTTTGACCGTAGTAAATAGCCAAGTTGCCATTCCAGTCGTCCCAGCTCATATAGTCTGGAAGGCAAGGAAAAAACTGCTGAAAACTCATTTAAGGTCTTTCGTCCCCAAACTCAGCCGTAATCATATTTCGACCCATTTCAAAATTACCATCAATTTCGTTAGACTCAAACTTTAAACGAATTAAACGGTGCTCAACACGCAGGTCGATTTTACCAGTATCTTGGGTAAAATAGTATGGTCCAGAGTTTTCTTCGTTTTGCCCACCAGCAAACTTACGACCCAAAATGGTTAGTGCCATTGTACCAGATTGTAAAAAGTTTGGCTCAATACGGCGTAGATGCATGCGGCGGTTTACACCCACCAAATTATCACCCGACGGACTACCAGTTAACCAGCTTATATCACTAGTTGTAATAGTAGAATAGATAGCCTCTTCAGTATTTAAAGTGATCATATTAAGACCAAATTCATGCTGCCAAATTGAATAGCCGCCAGTTACGCTATACACTGTTGCGCCAGCAATAGGGCTTGGAGAAATTGTTTTATTAACGGTAACTAATGTAACACCTGGCGTTCCAATGGTGGTGTTAAAAATGTTTTGGCTAGTTACAACTCGATAAATAGCAGATTGTGGATTGGTATCAGATGACACATAGCTACCAGGGCTAAACACCGGTGTCAAATCGCCAGCAACGTAAAATTGATTAATAGCCGGTGCTGGTAAACTAGCGGGGTGGTTAATAACATAATGTGCTTGGTTATACTGCGGATTATATTCCCAACCAGCCCAAATAGGTGTTGGGAATAGCTCGGTAGTATATCCACAAGAACGACGCGCACCTACTGCAGAACCAGCATCGTACCAAAGTTGATCTTTGACGTTGTAGATAATAGCATCAGTACATTCTGTTGCTGTACCGCGGGGATAAAAAAACCAAATCTCGTTGTACCTTGGAACCTTAGTAGCCCAAACTTTTTGTCGTTGTTCGTAATTAAGGTTGTTAAATAGCCAGTTTACGTTTTTATCGTTTGGTAATACTTTGACGTTACCATTGTATAAATAGAAACGGTCAACACCCATCCAGAAAAAGATACCGTCCATCTCCACAACTGCATTAGAAGACATGATGGAGATTTGGCTTGAAACAATATCGTAATTCCAATAAAACTGAGTTGCTTGTGAATTAAAGGAAACACGAATAAGAGAGTCCGTAGCCCAGAACAAGCCAGATGGCGAGGCAGTACCTCCACGCATTGGCAAACCCTTGACGATTTTAGAGCTTGCCACGTTGACTTGGTTTGCTAATGGACCGTTCCAATCATAAAAGTTTTGATTGGTATACGTAGAATCTACGTTGTTATTTGCAATGAAGCCATGTGAGCCATATACAAAAATAAATGGATACAATACGCACACACCACCATCAACGCTAATGGGTTTGTAGGTGGGGTTTTGGCCCTCACTATCACAAAGGCCAGTGAAATAATAATCATTATCATTATCTGGCAACACATTACCAACCAATACCTGAGTGGCCACACCATTGTCAATATTAACTAGGTTTAAACCTGGGTGGGCAAAACACGCTAGATTACCGCCTTGTGGACTAAACTGTGCGTCAAACTGCCAATCATTACGATATGGGCCGTTTTGTGGATCGGGTGTAAAAATGCTGCTGTTTAACCAGATTTTACTAATTGTTCCCGCTGGTGCTGCAGGGGTAAATGTAATGGTAGTAGTATTTGTTGGACTACCTGTGTAAACCGAAGTACTAATTGTGTAGACTGTTGGTGTACCAGTTTGGCTGATAATAAAAGTCTTAGTTGGTGCAAAAGTAGTTGTTGCATTACCGGGGACAACTACTTGAGTTGTTGTATTTGATGTTACATTGGCAAATACAGAACCAGGCAAAAAGTTAACAACAAATGGACCACTACCTGCACCATAAGATGTGCCAGTAGTAAAAACATCTAAAGTTTCTGCGTTACCAGCAAAAATATAGTTAACACCATTATATGGAATGGCAATCATGCCACGGTAGATACCGTTAAATGCTGTAAAAATGGCTTTGTAGCCACCAATCTTTTTGGGGTCACCACGCTGAAAACGACACCATACACCATCAGTATATTGGTCGTTTTGAAATACTGTACCGTCGCGTTTAATCCCAGCCGGTATTGCTAGGCTGTAAATTGATGTATATTGCGAGGTATCTTGTTGCTGATTATCAGCCGGCATTTAGAACGTTCCGCCGTCAATTAGTTGCGCTACAAGTCTTGCGTTTACTGTGACCAATGGCTGTAATATATTGGAGTTATCAATGTTAATGATCTCCGTGCTATTTGCAGATAAGCCAAGCACACTAGTACCAGCAAGGTACATGCCTGTGTGGGTGTCATTGTTAAATGAGAAAGATGGTAACGCTGCAGTACCATTGGCAGCATAGTAAATGCCAGTTGAGCTTTGAGTTAGTACGTAAAGATTTAAGCCATCACTTAATACAACTACAATAGCCCCAGCAGCTAATACTAAAGGTGGTTGTGAGCTACCAGAAACAGTAAAGTTAACGTTATAGCCAGTTTGATTGGTGTTGTTAACCAAAACATAAAGCTGGGTAATCGCTGGTAAAGTAACCGTTAATGTGGTTGTACGTGAACCTGTTTGCGCAATATAGGTTTGGATGATTGGCGCAAAAGATACCAGACTTAATGATGACCCAGGGATATTATCAACGTCGTATGTTGCTGAAGTAAAGGTAAGGTTTGATGGGGAGGTGTATCCAACCGTAATAAAGTTACCGGTATTGCTGTCGTAAATGACGTACCCAGAATCACCTGGGTTAGCTGTAATGGCAGCTTGTCCGTTAATTAATGCTGGGGAAACTGGAGTAATGGATAGCGCACCACCACCACTATTTCTAAAACCAATATACCAACCAGTTGAAAGGGTACTTGGTACTGGTAGGTTTATTACACCAGCACCAGCGTTCCAGTTAAATGTAGAAGCGCGGCTAAGGTCGTTTAGTGTTGGTGTAGCTGTAATGTCAACAACGTTTTGTGTAGTTGCTAGCTGACCAGATACGGTAGTCAAGCCGGCACCCTGCAATGTTACTGCATCAGCGTATGATGTACCAACTCCAAACGCTATATTTGACCAAGTACCACCCAGAGTAGTATTATTAGTAAGATATACGTACTTAGCAGCACCAACAGCAACAGTGATTGACTCAGCACCAGCAGCATCGGTAACAGTAAAGGCATGTGCTCCCAAATTGCGGAAAAGAATGTCTGAACCAACGGCGCCTTGTGTCGCATCAGGTAATAAAATGATAAGACCATCAACACTAGCAACACAGTCCATAATACGGGCTGCAGGAACCTGTGTAGGGTTAACAACAGTAGGCCAGTAGAGCTGAGTGTTGGAGCTAAAGTTGAGAGCATAGTATGAAACGTCGGTGGGCTGAACGACATTACCAGTGAAGGGGGAAGTAAATGTTGTCATATATTATGGCTCTTGGACGGTAGTATTTCTATCCACACGACGAGCATTGTCCTCTTTCTTAAGAGCAGCTAGTGCATCTGTGTAATAAGATTTCCACACAGGCAGCTTGTCAAGAGCCTTTAAGTAGCCCTGTGCTTGGAGTAATGTTCCAAATAACATCGCCTGCGGCGCTTCTCTAGTAAATAGATTTTGCTGATTGGTTGTATCCAACGGTTGGATTTCGCTGTAGTAAATTATTTCCACTGGAGTTGCTGCAGCGGAAGCTGGTGCAATTGCCCAGTTGTTGTAGTCGTATTCTGCGTAGTAAAGAGGAACGGCCGGTGTAGACTCAGATTGGTACTGCGCTACATAATCTTGTGAGCGCATTAAAATAGGTTTGCCATTTGACTTTAACGAAACAGTTTTTCTCCAACGTGCTGGCTTAGCAACAATAACTTGGTTTTGTGCTAGTGTTGTTTCAACAACGGTCAACTGCAAGTAAGTTTTAAGTTCAGCAGCAATAGCAGATTCAGCCAAGCCAATCAAGCTAGGAATCTGAGCGACAAATTGCGCGTCATTACGTTCCATGTAATTTTGCACATCGGATACCAAATTGTCGTACGTCATTACGTATGCGTTGGTCATCTTGTGTAGTAACTCACGTTAGGGGTCAGCATTATCGGACTTTTGTCTCTTTCCTCGTTGCTCGCTATCATAAAATGTTTTTCAGCTTGCATCTCTAAATATTGGATACGTGCAAGATCAACGCCGGGTATTTGCATAGACAAGCGATGAGACAATGTAGCTTGCACAGAGTTAATCCAGCGGTCTGGCACATAGATTTGGTTTGTCAATGAACCAACGTCTTCCATTTGCTTTTCAACAACTAGCTGAAACATCTGAAAATCGTTATTTGCGACAGGCCAGAGGTACATAGATGGCTCAATGGTTCTATCAAACCAATACTGCAATGAGCGCACTGAGGGAAATTGTTTGTTTGGCAAATTCCAGTAGTCGTCGCGGTTTAGGCGCGCTAGTGGAATGACCTGTTGGCTCGTAGAAAATACAATCTGACGTATTGAGAACGTGGGCAACACAGTCTCACGCAAACGGTAGTACTGATGATTGGGAGTGGTGCTAATATTAAAATAGGCCCACTGGCGATCAGCCAATGTGGTCGCTGGGAATTGTTGGATCAGTGTCCAAGTAATTCCGTCATCACTGACCTCATAGGCAAAGTTGTAAGTTGTTGTCGTACCTGGCGCAGCATAACCATTAAAACCAACATAAAACACTGGCTGTGGCTGTGGGTATGTCAGACCAAAGTAATTCTCGCCAACGGTTGACGTAGCAACTTGGTTTAAATTCTGATCAAATACTGTGGGGGATTGTGGATTGTCAACTGGAAGATAACTAGACGCTGCGGAGTTAACGATGTAGACCCAGTTTGCTTCTCTGACGTCAATGGTAGTTTTTGGAAGAACTAACTGCTGTTGTGCTGTAACAGCACCGTACAATTGGTTCTCTAGTAACCAGAGATTGACACCTAAATTGGATAGGTTTTGTAGATTGTAGAAAAGGGCTTGCTTACCAGCGTTAACATATTCTGGCGTTATTTCCTCAGCGGTTTTACCAGCATCACGAAACGCAAAAGAAATTAGTTGGTCAACATTAATTGTTGTTTGACCAGTCGTCCCAGAGTATGCCATGTTATCGTCCGCGACCAGCGGCCTTTTTCATTACTGTTTTGGGCAAGTTGGGTTTAGCCTTGCCAGCCTTAATAAACTCTTTACCAACCTTCTTTGGTATGCCGAGAGTTGATTTGCCGGCAGCTGCGGCGTACATTGCCTTCATTTGCTGTTCGGATTTGATTGGCATTATGAGCAAGTCCCGCCAGTGTTCATCTTTTTAGCTTTACCACCCTTTTTCATTGCAGGTGCGGCTGGCGCAGCAGGAGGCATAGCAGGAGGCATAGCAGCTGGCGCAGCAGCTGGTGCGGGTGCTGGGTTCATACCACCTTGGTTTACAAACTGAGATTGCTGAGCTGGTCCAAGATACTTCATAGCATTTTTGGCACGTTCCAGCATACGACGACGTTCCATATCATTGGCAGATCCTTGACCAATTCCACCAGGTAGGGCATTTTGCATAGCAGCTTGTTGTAAACCTGTGCTACCGCCATCAGCCATTTTCTTAACAGCTTTGCCACCTTTTTGTAATTTAGTAGCTTTAATATCTTTGGTTTTTTCGATGTTATCTAGATCGCCAGCTTTTTTCTTGGCGCCATAAACATTATCTACTGAACCACCAGTTTTATATTTACGGACAGTGCCGACTGCCTTTTTGGCACGGCCACCTTTTTTCAAGGTAGACAGATCCGTTTTCTCACCAGGATGCTCTTGTTTATCGTGAATGGCAATCGCCTTTTTCACTATGGCTTTATCTTGGGCAATGTCAGCAGTATCAGTGACTTTACGATCGCGCTTAGTGTAATTGCTTACCTGCGTCTGAACCAAGCCGCCTTTTTTAAAACATTGCATTTTTGGTAGTTTTTTAAAATCGTCCATTTCTGTCCCTGTAGGTTATTCCTATATCTACTAATACGCTAAATCAAGCGTTTACGCCCTAAATTCCGCTTAAAAATAGCGCTCTTTCACGTTTTCTTCTATTTTTTGTGGCTTTGCTTAAATACTGTTTGCAATTATCAAAATGGTATCTTGTCATATTAGACCCTTTCTTTTTTGTTAATTTGCATTTTGGGCAGGTTATTAATTCAGCATTTTTCTTTGTTTCTGATTGCTTTTTTGCGTATTCTGGATTAAGCATTGGGGAAATCCATGAACCATTTAAAACAGCAATTTTTTGTATTGATTTTCTTTTTTGACTATATTCTTTTGTTTGTGTGTGATGAACACCTTTGGTTACCCGTTCTTGTTGCCATTTTGGTAGTTTAGCCCCAGAAATTCCCTCACCACCTAACGTTTTATTTACCAAAAATCCAAAAACATTAAAATGTTTAATTAAATCAATTTCCTCTTTAAATGCTTCAACTTCTGTTAATTGGTCAGCTAAAATGACAACAGAATACCCATATTTATTAACAACGTTATGCCAGTGTGGATTTCTTCCCGTTTTTTGATACGCCCTTTTATTGCTACCTTTTCCAATATAAAAAATAGTGCCGTCTGGTTTAGTATGAGCATAAACGTAATGTTGCATATTAAATACCACTTAAAAACAATGCTCTTTCACGTTCCCTGCGTTTTTGTAATACAGCAGGTTTGTTCCACATTAAAAAAGCGTCTGCAGCTCCTTTTAAGTCATTCTCGTTAATTTTTTTAACAACAGTGGATTTTTTAAAATTTGTGGCCCCAAGATTAAAACAAAGGCTGTATAGGGCGTCGTATTGGTTCTGGCTAAGGGATACCTTCACCGAGCTCTCTACGGCCTCGCTACACCACTTTAAATCGCTTCTAAGGAGGTCTTCTACCTGCTCGTCAGTAAGAACGGCGTCTTTTAGGTGAGGCTCGTCTGCCTTGATTAAATGGCCTACACCAATGGTAAGCAGACCCTTAGAGTCTTTATAGGCTTTATTACGGGAGCCTTCTTCTTTGATGATAAAGTCTAGGGTGGATTTAGCGATTGCCATAATGTTTTCTTCAATCTGGGTAAATCGGTCTGTAAAGTGAATTATTGCAAAACTACCTAACAGCCATAATGCTACAGCGACTACTTTTTTCATTTTTACTCCTTACTCTGTGCCATTATAACAGGGCTCAAATTGGGGTTTATTGTGATTCAAATGCCTGTAGTTGGGTCAATTGATCCGCTAGTTTGCGGTATTTTTCGTTGTTTTCGATGGCAATGGAGAGGAGGGTAGCTGTGTCAATGGTGCTGGCGGTACCATCAAGGCTGCTGGGGGCTGAGGCCTCACCAGTCGCACTGGCGTTGAACACCCGCACAAAGCCGTTGCTAATAGCACACCGATTAGACCCAACAGCCAAAGTGATTTGTTTTTGTAGATCGGCATTGTGATTTGATACTTTGGTAATTTGGTCAATATACTGCACAACCAGCTGGTCACCTTTTTGCTCAATGTCATCTTTTTCCTTTAATGCTAGTTCGTTTGCCTTTTCTATTTTAGCAATGTAATAGTCTGAAGTCCAGCTATAACCCACATAGCCACCTGCCACAATAGACAAGGATGCAATGGTGATGTATAGGTAGACTCCACTAATACCGCTTAGAAGTATTTTCCACATTATCTAAACCCCGAGATACGTGGTGAGAACACAAAGGTAGCCTGATATGGGCTAGGTTTGGGGCTCACATTCGGATCAACCAATGCACGAATATTCCAGCCGAGATTAAACATAATACAACGAGTAGTGCTAGGTATATGCCTAATCCAAACAAACTGAAAGAGTCCGTTAGCGCGGACCAAAAGCCATCCTTCTTTTGCATTGTCATTATCCTTAATTAGATTGTCACCATTAAAGACGGCAGCATTATTGGGAATAAAATAGTGTAGTGCAAAACTATACGCCGGATTGCGTAATAGCCATTTTACCTGTGAAAGGTAAGATGGCGGGTTTAACAGGTAAAAAGCTGCATCACCATCTAGGCTATTATCCGGTGTCATAAACCAAGACAGCCAATTAGGCAATCTAGGCCCCATGCCGTACTGAGAATGATTATCATTCCACCCTTCTTGCTGCGAGGCAAAGAGGGGCAGTATGGGGGCTAGCAATACGGCTAATAGGGTAACAGCCAGGCTGATGGGTACTAAAATGATGTAAAGAAGGTAGATCACTGCGGCTCTGTCTCTTTTTTGGCCATGATCGAAACACCACTTGCGCCGGACACAATGCCAATAGATTCAGCTAGTTCACGCAAGCTGACATTGCCGTGTATCATTTCGTAAGCAGCCACGCCGATTACAGCAACCAAACCTATGAGCCAGGCGACACGGCCTAGGTCGTAGGTCTCGTTGTCCTTGCCGGTGAGTAGCTGTTTGATAATGGTGTTCATTAGTCTCTTAGGTCGTCTAGCTTGTCCTCAATGCGATGGACAGCTTTTAATACTTCTTCCCAGCGGTCAGAGAAATCGTCTTTGTGGACATAGTTCTCAGCAATATGGGTGCGAAGGTCGTGTAGGTCAAGTTTAAGAACCTGAACCGCCGTCCATAGCTCTTTACAGAACCAACCACACGCGACACAGATAAGGGGTAATATAGTGTTGATAAGAGTTTGTAAATCCACGTTGAGGTCCCGGGTTTATAATTATTATGGGTATGGGAAGACAGACAGCGGGTTAGGCTGTCTGTCTTATTGCGTCACGGGTGTTGCTATTTAGCCAATCAAAGCAGCTACTTCAGCCTGTGTTAAACCTAGCTTAGCCAGTTTGTCCATAGCAGACTGTTTAGCAGCTACGGCAGCTTCTTGGGCAGCAGTTTCGGCATCTTGTAATTCTACTAGTTTGGCTTGTGCAGCAGCCATGTCATAAGACACTTCATTTTCGTCTTTGTCATAAGCAACTTCGCCACGAATAGTAACGATTGCTGGGTCAAGTGCATAAATAGCTGTGTGTAAATTAATCATCCTGCAATCTCCATTACTGTAATTATTGAAGTATCGTTATTTATTTGTACTGATGTAGTACCAGCATTGCCGTTTCTAGCAAAATAAATAGAATATGTAGTTGCTGAAGTAGTTGCTGGAGAATCCAAAGCCATAACTGGTGCAGATGTAATACAAGCATTAGATAAATTTAAATAACTTGTATATACGGCATTTTGTTGAATTAATGTTGTATTTCGATAAACAGCAAGACCAACGCCTACTCCGCTTCCTTGATTGTTGTATAGACCATTCATGCCAGCAATAACAAGTATTTTGCTAGTGGAAAATTTTGGAGTAATAGAAACGCTTAAACCAGTTGTAATATATCCGCTAGTAGTGGAAGCTGGAGTTGATGTTGTTGCTTGAACCACTTGCAATACGCTACCAGTGGGCAATACTGAGTATGGTACTGATCCATTTACAACCGCTGCTGTATTCTGAATAGTCCCGTCAGGGAATGTGACTGCGGGGTTTGTCCCGCCTAATGTTATGCTCATTTAAGTTGCTCCGCTGTAGGTTTAGCTAGTGTAGGATGTTCCCATTTAGCAATGTAGTCGCCTTTGCCGTCTGAATCGTTTTGAAGTGTGATTACAGTCATAAAATCTTTTTGTGTAAGACTAGGATATAAAGCCATAATTTTTTCAAATAATGTCATTTTATGCTGTCCTCATTAAAGAACCATTAATCCAAGTATTTGTAGAAGATGCGCCTGTATTTTTTGAGCCACCAGTATATTGAGCCGCATATATTTCTACATAATCAGTAGAACCATTAAAATAAACTAAAGAACCGCCTGAAAAAGAACCTATGCCACCACCTGTTGTGCTTCCAATGTCTTGTAATCTTTTATATTCAGAACCATTTTTATAAATACTAATATATGTTTCATTAGTCAATCCACCAGACCAGCCAACACTTGCACTAATATAATAATAGCCAGCAATTAAAGGTGTAAATCTATAATTTGTAGAAGCATCAAAATAAGAATTTGTATCATATTCTTTAGTTTGAAATTGTAATTTTGTTGCTGTTCCTGTTGAAATAGATTGCAATGTGCTTTGATAAGCACTAAACGCTGGCATATTACCTGACACCATTACAGTACCAGTAGCAGCAGGAAGGGTTGCGGTGTTGGAACCAGCTACGGCAGGAACAGTTAAGTTCACTACCCCGCTAGTATCTCCTGAGATTACGATTGAGCTCATATTATTTAGTTCCTTTTAATGCTGCAACATCGGCTTGTAATTGAGTGATGATGGCTTGTTGTTCTTTAATTGATGCTACAAGAAGTGGAATAACATCGGTGTATTGAACACCCAATTTATCTGGGTTGCTATCATCCACAGATTCAGGCAATACTTTTTGCAAATCTTGAGCAATTAAAAATGCACGACTTTTGCTTTCATCATCAGTTTTATAACGACCTGTAACAGAACGTAATGATGCAACTTTTTCTATTGCATTTTCAATAGGTTTCAAATCAGTTTTTAAGCGTTCGTCTGAATACGAAATCCATGATGTTCCACCATAACCAATATAAACACCAGTAGCTGAGTCATTAAAAACAACAAAATTTCCAGTATTATCAGGACCAATTTGCCATTTTCTAGAAGGTTGTGCTGTGTTTACAAACCCCATACTACCTAAGGCAGTCCCTTGTGAACTAGAAAGGTTAAACTTTGTATTTGATAAAATTTGACTTGTAGTACCAACCAACAAATTACCACTAGAGTCAATACGCATCCGTTCTGTCGTATATCCACCATTGGCAAATATTAAATTACTTCCAGCAACAATATTGGAAATCCAAGCATCGCCTGAACTAGCAGTTGGGGAAAAAGATAACCATGCATTTTGTCCTGCACCAGTAGTTGCTATTTTAATTTCAGGTTCATTTGCGGTACTAACTTGAAGAACTCTGTTAGAGCCATTTCTTCCTGATGGACTAGCAGTACCAATACCTACATTTTGACTAGCGTCTACTGTGACTGCAGTTGTACCAGCAGTCTGGATATTTAAGATTCCGCTATTGTCTGCCGAGGTGATGACTCCACCAGCGCCAGAAGTTGAAGCGTTAATTGAAGATGCCATGTTGATTCCTTATAAAATAACCCAGCGTTGACCGCTGGAAACTGTGACTGACTGTCCACTCGCTACAGAAACAGGGCCTACGCTCATTGCGTTATTACCAGAAGCGATAGTATAGCTAGTTGATACAGTAGCAGAGTTTACTACAATACCGTTGCTAGCAACAACTTGGCTTGCCTGCAAATCGCCTGTAGAAGGCTTGTACAGGTACTTAGCGTTTGATGTGTAGATTGTTGTAGGAGCGCCAGAAGTAGCATTGGAAAACAATGGATACAGGTTAGAAGCTGTAGTCGTATCGTTGCTAATAGAAGCACCGCTAGCAGGAGCCGCAGTCCAAGCTGGAACACCAGCAACAACCGACAAAATCTGCCCTGTTGTGCCAATAGGTAGCTTAGATAGTGTGTTGCTTGCAGAAGCGTAGAGTGTGTCGCCAGTGGTGTATGTGCTAAAACCTGTACCGCCATTAGCTTGCGCCAATGTGCCAGCTAATGTAACAGCGCCAGTGGTTGCTGTGTTAGGTGTTAATCCAGTCGTGCCGCCTGAGAAGGACGATACGTTGACGCTACCAGCTTTACTAGCGATGACCTGTACGTTGCCGCTTGAGTCTTTATAAAAGAGCTTACCATCTGCAGTATTTAACGCCAACTCACCAGCAACCAAATTGGCTGCTAAAGGTGCATTAGTGGCGGTTGCACTGTAGTACAAGCTTAACGGAGTGTATCCCGATTGTGCCATATTTATTTCCTTCTAATTAAAATGAACCGCCAGATACAACTGTAATGCCGTATCCAGATAAGGTTGTGGGTTTACTTGTCAAATCGGCAAAAACTCCGCTAAACAAAGTAGGCTTGCTTGTCAAGTCAGTATACGAGCCGCTAGTTGCTACTGTAGCTAAAGTTGGCTTTCCTGTCAAGTCAGCATACGCACCTGAGAACAAAGTAGGCTTATTTGTTAAATCGGTATATGAACCGCTAAACAGGGTTGGCTTGTTAATCAGGTCAGTATATGAACCGCTAGTTGCCACAGTAGCTAATGTGGGTTTGCTTGTCAGATCGGTATATACACCAGAGAACAAACTTGGCTTGTTAGACAAATCATTATAAGAACCGCTAGTTGCCACTGTTGCCAAGCTACTGCTGTTTGCTTTAAGAGCTAACGCGCTATCAACCGCAGTCTTAGTATAAGCATCAGTAACGCCATAACCAGACAATGTAGTAGCTTTATCAGCCTTGCCCGATACAGTATTAGTCAAGGCAGCCGCTGCGGACTCATCACTTGCTAACTGAGCATCAATCTTAGCCAATGTGTTCAGAGCAGCAGGAGCAGCTCCTACAACAGCTTGGATTGCAGAGCTTACATCTGTTGGGCTTGTTGGGGTATACCCTAATGCGTTAGCAATTGATGTAGTTGTTACGCTTGCATCTGTACCAGCTGGACCTGTAGCACCAGTGTCACCTTTAGGACCCTGAATTCCTTGAGGACCCTGAGCACCTGTGGCACCAGTAGCGCCAGTATCACCTTTTAAGCCCTGCGGTCCAGTTGCACCAGTAGCTCCTGTATCACCTTTAGGGCCTTGGATACCCTGAGCACCTGTTGCACCAGTATCGCCAGTTGCGCCTGTATCACCCTTTAACCCTTGTGGGCCTTGAGGACCAGTAGCGCCTGTTGCGCCGTCCATTCCAGCTGCACCTGTATCGCCTTTAGGACCTTGAGGACCAGTTGCTCCTGTGGCACCGGTAGCTCCTGTATCACCCTTCAAGCCTTGAGGGCCCTGTGGTCCAGTTGCGCCGTCCATGCCGTTTGTGCCATTAGTACCAGCTGCGCCAGTGTCACCCTTTAAGCCCTGAATACCTTGTGCTCCAGTAGCGCCTGTGGCTCCTGTATCACCCTTAAGTCCTTGGATACCCTGTGGACCTTGAGCGCCCGTATCACCCTTATCGCCTTGAATTCCTTGAGCGCCGGTTGCACCAGTATCGCCTTTAGCACCATTGGGACCAGCAGGACCTTGTGCTCCTGTCGAACCAGTGTCACCCTTGTCACCTTTATCGCCTTTGAGCTGAGCAACTACGCCAGCTGGCAATGTGGTGACGTTAGATAAGTCTTTGTTTGCCTTATTGGAAACAGTTGTTGTCAAACTGGCAACAGCGGACTCATCGTTTGCTAACTGATCCGCAATTTCTTTTAATGTGTCAAGCGCCATTGGGGCGCCATTTACTAAAGCGGCAATAGAAGCATCAATCTGTGGCTGAATGTCTGCGCCAGTTAATACCTGGTTGCCGTGAACTTTAACACCATAGTTATCAATTACAACAGAACCATTAGCAACGTCAATAGCTGTTGCGCTAACTTGTGGCACGTCAATCGAATCTGGTGCTACTACAACTACAGTACCAGTAATTGGTTCTGTAAAATATAGATAGAACGAGTTAATGTCAATGTCTGTCTTACCAGCAGAAACAATGTTTCCGTTGGACTGTCTGATTTGGTACCAGACGTTAGTAGTGCCTAAATTGTGCTGCACCAACCACATGGAGGCAGCGCCGCCTTGGTTGTGTACGTATGAATTTGTCTTGCTAGCGAACGGATACCATGTTGTTAATCCGCCTAGTTGAATATAAGCATAAATAGCTTGATCTTTAATAATGATCGTGCCAATAGCAGGGTTAGCCGGGAAGCCCGACTCGTCTTTCGACATAACCAATGCGCCGTAAAGCGATAGGTCATTTAGTACTCTTGTTTCCATTTATAATTCCTTTGGAGGTGTTATGCCACGCATGTACGCCTGACCAGTGGCAACCATTTTCATCACGCTCAGAGTGTCATAACTCTGCAGTATTCTGTTTAATAGCTCTTCTGTAGTGATGTGACTGCTTGCGTAGTCAGCTCTTAATTTTTTAATATCATCCGCGACACGATATAACCACTCTGAAATTCTCTCCGCATCAGTCATGCTGCGCAATCACCTTCTCGGCACGTTCATAATAACGTTTAAGCCAGTCAATGTTTTCCACTAACTGCACTTTGTCATCCTCACTAAATTCTTTGGTATTGTCGATAATCTGGGCTAACTGTCTAACCTGAGACTCGATCTTCTTTAATGCTTGAGGTACTGTTGTTATTGATGAAAAGTTAAAATTGGGTAATTTTTGCATGCTAGTAGAGGGGGATCGCTCCCCCTCTCCTATATTACAATGTTACTGCGTTACGTACAATTGCCTTAACTTTCAAGGCTGTAGACAAGTATACGCGAACAGTGTTTGCGTCAACTTCTTGAACGGAAACGATGTCGTTGTAGTACAAGCCATCAGCGCGCTGAACTTTAACAGAAATCTCAGCAAAACTTGTGTTCAAGTTGTGTGAAATTGTGTGAGTTGTAGCAGCTGAAACAGCTTCAAATGTAAAGATTGTTGCATTGTAGTCGCTACGAATAGCAGCTTCAGCAGCTTCTGCACGTGTTGCTTCAGCAGCTTCAGCAGCTTGAGCGCGTGTAACTTCAGCAGCCAAGTCGCTTGCAATAGCAGCTTCTGCAGCAGTAGCACGGAGTGCCTCAGATGCAGTAGCAGCAGCGTTAGCAGCTTCAGCTGTTTGAGCACGTGTTGTCTCAGCAGCGATGTCGCTTGCCAAACCAGCTTCAGCAGCTTGAGCGCGTGTTGTCTCAGCAGAAACAGCAGCAGCACGAGCAGATGCTTCAGTAGCAATATCACTTGCCAAACCAGCTTCAGCAGCTTGAGCACGAGTAGCTTCTGCAGCAATAGCAGATGCGTTAGTAGCATCGCCAGCGATACGTGCAGTAGCTTCTGCAGTTACAGCAGCAGCGCGTGCAGTAGCTTCAGCAGCAATGTCTGATGCCAAACCAGCTTCAGCAGCAGTAGCACGTGTTGTCTCAGCAGCAATATCAGATGCTAAGCCAGCTTCAACGCCAGTAGCACGATTGTACTCTGCAGTATCTGCAGCAGCGCGTGTAGCAGCTTCAGCAGAAATGTCAGATGCTAAACCAGCTTCAGCTGTTTGTGCACGTGACTGCTCAGCAGTAACGGCAGCAGCGCGAGCTGTTGCTTCAGCAGCGATGTCAGAAGACAAGCCAGCTTCAGCAGCTTGAGCACGTGTTGTCTCAGCAGAGATAGCAGCAGCGTTTGTAGCATCGCCAGCTGCGCGAGCAGTAGCTTCAGCAGAAATGTCAGATGACAAACCAGCTTCAGCAGCTTGAGCACGTGTTGTTTCAGCAGAAATGTCAGAAGACAGACCAGCTTCAGCAGTTTGTGCACGGCTAACTTCAGCAGAGATCGCAGCAGCGTTAGATACACCGTCAGCCTTAACTTCGTCGATAGCAGCAACAATAGTTGACTTATCGTTAGTTGTTAGGTCAGAGAGGTTACCAATCTTACCGTTTGTTTGGCTTTCTAAGCTTGTTACGCGTGTGTCTAATGCACCTTCAGCAGCAGTTGCACGTGTTGTTTCAGCAGAAATAGCTGAATTCAATGTGTTGTAGTTGCTTGTTGCTGTTGATGTAATAGCAGCTTCAGCAGCTGTTGCACGGGTTACTTCAGCGTCCAAATTGCTTTGAACTGTGTTAACCATACCTTCGATTACGTTAACGATATTGGGATCGTTTTGTAATGCAGAAGCTAATTTGGTGATTGTGTCAAGAACTGAAGGAGGAATACCGCCCAACAATTCAGCTTTAGCAGCGTCTGTGTAAGCCTTAGCTGTAACTAAAGCAGCGTCGGTGTAAACACCAGCAGAAGCCAAAGTAGCAGCATCGCCAGCTTGACGAGCAGAAGCTTCTGCAGAGATGTCAGATGCTAAAGAAGCACGAACAGTCTCAAGAGCAGCAGCAGCAGAGTCAACATCGCTGATTGTCTTAACTACAACAGCACCAGTGCTATCAAGTGCAGAATACTTTACAACTTTCTCAACTGAATTGAACCAAACACGACCAGCAGCAACCGGTGTTGGGTCTGTTGAGAGGATTTCGAGATTCAAGTTCTCGACATAGGCATTGGCCGCTAAGGTTATGCCATGAAATACTGGGAAATTCGCCATGAGTCATTACTCCAAATAATTGTTATAGATTTATCTCGACACGACCCAATTAATTAAACTACAAAACGTCTCAACACTAGTAGTTCCTGATCAACTCTTAATGCATCAGAACTAGCATGTTTTACTCGCCAATCTACCTCCGGTGTATCGCTGAGGAAATGGAACATATTGTCCTTGTATCCTATTAGCTCGCCACCATTCGCTTTAATATAAGCAGCGAAATGCATCTCGCGCTTATGAACTGCAATCTTAAATTCCATAAAGTGTCATTCAATTGTTATACAATGAAGATCACGTTAGCGCGACCAGACATTGCCTCGGTTAAATTAATGACGATTTCACTCTCCGACGTAGCTTGAGTAGAAGCAAAAAACTTTTTATTGTTAGTGTCAAACAGATCTAACATATAACGAGTAGTGTTTAAATTATGCTCTATAACCCAAGTGTTATTGGGAACTGAAAATTCGTATGATTCTGCAACAGCTGTAAACCCTGATGCTGTGGGTGTACCATAGACTGAGCCGTAAACTCTGGCAAAATATTGTTGAGCCATTTGTTAGATACCAGCTTGAACTACACGTAATGTTGCCGTCCCCGTTGTATATGCTGTAATTCTAAATCGAACCGCCACGACAGGATACGCATAAAATCCGTCAGCAGATGTTTGCACGTTTGACAAAAATGGAAACCATGTTGCTGCGTCAATAGATGCTTGGTCTGTGATCTTGTTGTATGTGTGCTCCACGGTGTATGTCATTACTGCACCGGGTGTTAAAGTTACTGCTAAACCGACGTTAATCGGGGTAATATTTAAGTCCAGCGGAACGACTGCACTGATTCCTGCTGCACTTAGGGAAGTTGTCATTGGCGTTGCCATAATATCCTCTTAGAAAGTTCCGCCAAAAATACCGGTAGTTGCAGTCACTGTGGCCACGGAAACTGTTCCGCCTGTGATGTTCACGTTGTTCGCATTTTGCGTTGACATCGTGCCAAGTCCAGTGATTGCCGTATTTGGTATTGTTGTATTGGCACTCATTGGCGACGTGCCGTTACCATAAACATAACCTGTTAAGGTTGATGCTCCTGTACCACCGTTAATAACAGGTAATATTCCTGTAACGCCAGTTGTTAATGGCAGGCCTGTTGCATTTGTTAATGTTACTGCCGTTGGCGTATCAAGGTTTGGCGCTGTTAATACTGGGTTTGATGCTCTTACAAAAACGCCACTTCCTGTGCCTGTATACTCTGCATTTGATAAATGGTAATACTCATTTGCAGATCCACCCTGTAAACCACCAAGGCCATCATGCAAAGTTACTAATGGCGTTAATACATTAGATGAATACTGTGTGCCGTTATATGCAGCTGTTACTACTGTATTTGCTGTTGAAGTGGTAAATCCAATACCGCCTAAAGAGTCAGTTGCGTTAATTGTAAACGCTGGCTGTGTAGTTTGTACTACATACAGACCATAGTTAGGCGTAATATTAGTAATATTTGGTGATGTTATTCCAAACAAATTATGCCAAAGACTACCATTTACAGATGTCTCGTTTACGTAAGTAATCGGTACGGCGATAGTAACAACTGTGTTAGAAGTCTTAGCCGTAATCTGGTAAAGACCCTGTGGTGTTTCTAAGTAATCTGCTACAGTGTTAGTGGCAGATGCTACAGCTGTGCTGAAGAAAGAGGCAGATGCCGTTACTGTTCTAGAAGTTCCCGCGCCGCTTGTTGTTAATGTTACACCTGTTGCAGACGATGGTGTAATTTGATATGTATTTCTAGTAAAGGTGGTGGTTCTTCCACCTGCGGTAGAGTTAACACCAATGTAAATATCAAACGTCCATTGACCTGCATCTAATACTGTTCTTCCTAATGGTGCAGATTGTAAACCAATTGCAGCAACAGTATTTGCATTAGGATTGGACGACGCTGTCTGTGTACCACCTGCGGTTACTGGAGTTGTTGCTAATGTAATGATTGGTAGGGTATTATTTGTTCCCGTACCAGTTATCAGTGGTGTAGCATTCCAAAAACTAATGCCTTGACCAGCACTACCACTTGGATTATTTGATACGTTTACCCAGTTAGATCCATTCCACCCTAATAGCTGACCCAACACGGGTCCGCTTACGTTTACATCAGTTAGGTTTGTTAACGGGAATGATCCAGATCCGCCCAAACTGATTGACGTGCCACCAACAGTGATAGCGCTGTTTGTCAATCCACTATTTGGGATAGTTGTGTTAATTGCACTAGCAGGAATGCTAATTGTGTCGTTTACTATTGAAGTAATCTGACCCTGTGCATTTACAGTAATCTGTGGAGTTTGGCTTGGTGATCCGTACGCTCCAGGGGTTACTGCGGTATTTGCTAACGCTATTGTAACTGGTGTAGAACCGTTGTAGCTTGTGCCAGACAGTCCTGTACCAATTGTTAATGCGTTTGTTGCTGTGGCTGTAACTGTTGTCGAGCCGCCCAAACTGACACTATTACCGTTAATAGTGATCGAACTGTTTGAAAGTTGGCTATTACTGATATTGCTTAATGTGCCGCCTAATGTTAGGCTGCCTGTAGTTGTTACTGTGCCAGTAAGCGTGATACCGTTTACTGAGCCAGTTCCGGATACTGATGTTACAGAACCGCTACCCTTATTGTTAAAGGTGTTCCAATCTGTGCTTGTCAAATAGCCGTTGACAGAAGCACTTGCAGCGGCCATACTAATTGTCGGCGTTGCGCCGCCAGATGAAACAACTGGCGCTGTACCAGATACGCTTGTCACTGTACCAACGTTGATCGAGCCGCCTAGGCTGGTTGGTGTGCCATTAATTGTGATAGCACTGTTCGCCAACTGGGCATTTGAAATGGTGCCACTGAGATCCGTTGTGGGGATCGTAGCCGAACCAGTAATTGCGCTGGTTCCATTACCTTTCAAATAACCGGTTAGGGTTACAGCTCCCGTCCCGCCGCTTGCCACACCCAACGTACCAGCCAGGGTTACTGCGCCAGTGGTTGAGGTAGACGGTGTTAGTCCAGATAAAGATGTTTGAAAAGATGTTACGCCAATTACTGGTACATTTTCCCAGCTGGTGTCGTAATCTGCATTACTTACTTTATACAGAATTTGGCCAGTTGTTCCACCAATCGGTACACCAGCTCCGGGAATACCTTGAGGGCCTTGTGGGCCTGTAGCACCAGTTGCGCCGGTAGCGCCGGTAGCGCCTGTTGCACCTTGGATGCCCTGATCGCCGCGTGGAATGACAAACTCTAAGTAGGCGTCGTTAATCGAGCCTGCGTTGGTGACACTCGCATTCGTCCCGGGTAGGCCTGTTGTGGTCGAGTAGACCTGAATTGTGGCTGCATAGCCACGTGGGCCTTGGGGGCCAATCGGACCTTGTGGGCCTGCTGGACCGCCTAGATTGGCAATAGCTTGCAGTTGAGTCTGTTTAGTGACCCCATTTTGCACGATAACCGATAGCTCATTGCCAGTGAGTGGCCCTGTTGCTACTGGTAGTTGTGATATGCTCTGATTGGCCATTTTATTATTCTGTTATGTTGCCTGATTCACCAGCGGTTGTGGCCTGCTCTGGAGTCTGAGTAACAAAAAACTCATTACCGTTCAACGGTCCTGTGTTTAGTAAGTTACCACCAATTGGGCCTGTTGCAACCGATACATCTGGGCGGGGGAAACGCAACGCAATATTCTCTGTTTGACGCGCTGGCAAACGCCAAGGGTCAAAATTATCCTTATCGTCCTTACAAACCCGCATACCGGGAAAGTTTGGATCGGGCATTAATTCTGTATAGGCAAACTTACGGGAGCATCTGTCGCATATTGCTACAGATAATACGCTGTTACCCCGAGTATCGAGGTATACTGGCATTATATGCCTCCGGATTGGATTACTGTAAGCGTATCACCCTGTGTAGCACCAGACAGACGAATAGCACGATATGGCTGTGTTAAATATGTTGCTGTGTTTGGTGCTGATGCTGGAGCTGAAATCCAGTTAAACGATGGGGCAATATACTGACCCGTTGTGCTAACTGGAAATGGATTGGTTGTGGTAACCTGAACAGTTCCAGAACCCGAGTTTGCATAGTTTACCTGAAACGGGGAAATATATTGGTCGAGCACAACTGGGGGTGTTGCCCCAGTGTTATCGGCCGTTACAATTATTTCACGCATGGTTACTCCCTAAGAGTTAAATTAGGAGTTTGTTAAACCAGAACCGTATGGAGTAATTGTGCCGTTGATGTTACGTGGTGTGTAAGTTACGCTAAATGTACCAACTGCGCTTGCGCCAGCTGTATAGCTAACTGCTACGTCAGATGTACCAACGTTTGCCAAAAGGGCAACTGCAGCAGAACCTGAAGCAAAAGTGATTGTGTTTACACCAGCAGCGTCGGACAATGTGCCAACTGCTGTACCAGCAACGGTAACGTTTGTTGCACTAGGTGTGCCAGCCGCTGTAGTAACATAGTCACGTACGTTAGCGATGATTGAACCAGCTGGTAGTACAACAACTGTAGCTACGCCACCAACGATAGGGGCTTGTACTGTGCATTCTGCTGCGCCAGTGTTGTCTGGGGCGATTACGCCATTGTTTGTTGGGTTATTGCGCTTGTTGATGCGAATGGGCGCGGTAAATGTGGTTGACATGTTCTGTTCCTTGGTCTCAGTGGGTATCCCAAGCTGTCTCTGAGTGCGTCCTGCCGGGAAGGGTCGGCGGTCAGAATGGGATTATTCTTCCTCATACTTACTAATACGCAACGGGCAAAAAATCCGCCCTAAATTTGGTAGCTATTTGACTTTTTTACGTTATCTGTGCCAGGGATGACCCGCAGATTAGAAAACACATGTAAACCGGACACTTTTTTGCCTTGTAGGGGAATAATGTGGTCAACATGGTGAATAATGCCAGTCTCGCGCGTGAGCATGGCTGCTAAAGAGTATTTGGCTTCGATCATACGAAGCTCAGATTCTGTTAGCCATTTTGGAACTCTTTGTAATAATGCAGCTTGACGCTTACGAGTACGGGCTACTTTTTTATGTGGATTTGCTTTATCGTGTTTATTTAATCTGTTTAAATCTAAAGCTTTTACATCTGGTCTTTGTGATCTTTCATGTTTTTTAATTAATAAACATTCAACACAAGTTCTATTGCTTAATAATTTTTCTGCAACATGGCCGTGTTTGCATGGTTCACCAGTGTAATATCTGGTTAACTTTTGCTCAATTGCCTGTTGTCGTGAAATTAATTTCATACCAATATTATACATGAAAACAGCCACTCTTGTGAAGTGGCTGTTTTACTATTTTACAACATTACTGGATTTGGATTACAAGCCAGCTGTGCCGTAGATGTTGCGTGGATCGTGCCAACCTGTGCTGTAACGCTCAGTTGCTTTGTAGCGCATGCTATCTGTCTCAAAATCCCCCTCCATACTTTTTTCCATAGGACGACGCATTACGAGCATCAAGCCATTTTCAGCATCAGTCTGAACCCACCAAGCTTTGCTAGAGGACAAACGTGTAACCACGTGCGTTCCTTTAGGCAACATGCCTGTTGATTTGATTGGGTTCAAATCATTGTCAGCTGTACCAGAACGGAGAACAGACTTCAGAATTACTTCTGACTGGAACTCGAGTGCTGGTGGAACAACTAACTGCTCAGCCTTCAAACGGATACGCTTACCGTTGTTGTCAACTGCTGAACGGATCTGAATGAGCATTTGCTCAACAGAAGTTTGGCTTAAAGCTGCAGCTGTTGAGAGCTGGTTGCTGTAAGTTGCGCCGTTAGCGATTGGGTGTGCTGTGTTGATCAATGTAACACCATCGCCACCTGTGTAGCCAGCTGTGAACGCAAAGTTCAACAAGTTAGCGCACAATGTTTCTTTGGTTTCAATCATAGATTGAGCCAAGTGCTTAGCGAATGTGCTACCGATACGGATGTGATCGCCGTCTTCCATCAAAACTTTGGTCAAAGCGTATGCCAAGCCATAGATTTGGTAGATGAAACGGGTGATGTACAAAGTACCACCTTGATCGTAGCTAACTGGAGTGCCATCGGGCATTGCAGGAGCTGCGTTCATACCGAAGAGCATTACTTCTTCATGGTAGTTACGTGGGATACCTTGGATCTGTTCTACGAAACCTTTCCACTCGTCAGAGCGCTGTTCGTATACACCATCAAAGACTTCGTTGATAATCGGTTCGACTACCGCACGAAAGTCGGTACTGCGCATTGGGGTTGCCATGTTTTAGTCCTTTCTTTCGTTAATTAAACCGAGATCGACGGAGCGACGATTTGGCTGTTAGCAATTTGAACTTGAACGATTGTGTAAGTGTCGCCCCAGGCATTTGTTTGACCTGTTGGGTAAGCTACTTCACGTCCGAGTCCAACCACTTTAACTTGACCTTGAGCGCCGAGAGCTACAGATGTAGCTGCCAATGCTGTTGTCGAGAAACCTGCGCCGCCGTTGCCGATTGAATAACCGGTTGTAGCATTGTTGGTTGCGTCAAAGTTATACTCTTGACCGATTGCTGTTGGGAGAACAGAACCGTTTACTTGAGCTTCATAAACCATAGCTGGATCTGTGAAGAGCCAGAAAATGATTTGTGTAGAAGCATCTAATGTTGCTTTAGAAGCCCATTTAGCTACAGAGCGACGACCTTGTGAGTCTGTGAACTCAACGCCATCAAATACGCCGAACATGCGGCCTGTTGCTGCTAAAGTAGGAGCTGGAATTAACTGACCAGAAGTGTTAATTGCTACTGGTTGGTATTGGTAAAAAGCCTGACCTGTTGTAAGACCGTATGGTGCATTGTATGTGTTGTCAGTAGCAGCTTGGAAGCTGTTTGTGCCAACAAATTGGGTTGCACGATCTAAACCACTTGGGTGGTAAGCTGGCTTCAGACCAAAAGGTTGGAATGTCGTAGACATCTATTTTATCCTTTGTGTTTTGAAGAATGTTAAGAGAAACGAATGTTTTTGTTATTCGCTTTTGCGGTTTCCTTTTCCATCTCCAAAAGCCCGCCTTCCAAGACTGAACGTCCGCCCTTATTACCCTGCGCAGTATCACGAACTTGTGACGTAATATTGCGTTGGTGCTCGAGAGGATCCTCGAGATGGAGCATGCGCATCACTTCTTGGTAAACGTCCTCTGGTAATTTGAAGAGAACCATTTCGTTACAACTAACACAGCCTTCAAACTTGCCCGAGCTCATCTTGCCTAGTCCTTCAAAGCCTATTCCTAATTCTGAGGCTTTAACTGGCTCATAACCCAATGCCATACGTTTGTCGATACTGTCGTAAGTATTGGTTGTTGACAACCAACATAAATGGAATCCAGGGATAATCCCGTTTTCCAATTCGGGCAACGCACTATTTGCCCACTTGTCTCTAAACGCTTCAAGGCGTTCACGACGTGCGATATCATCGGGAGCTGCAGTTAATGCTCGCTCCATTACTTCTTGTGCTCGATCGGCTAAGCGATCATCTAAGTCACGTTTAATTCTTGTATTTGCCATTTTCATTAACCTTTATTAGCACGATCGTACGATTGATACGCACGAATCATTTTGTTTCGTTTTTCTACATCATCCCAAGCTCCAGCATCTTTAATTGCTTGAACACGATCACGACTTAACGTAATGGTGCCAGGCTTTGATGCTGATGCATTTGCCACACGGCTAGAAGCCGATGGGTTTGCACGTTTGCTTGAAGACCCTTTTGATGTATACCGATGTGGTAAACGAGTCGTTAAACGACTATCTAGCTCATCCCAATACTCAGGATCAGAAGGATCCCAACCATCGGCTGCTAGTTCTTGGTCAACTACTTTGGCAATTCTACTATCTGTATCTCGAGCCTGCGGGTCATACCAAGAATTACGTTTTAGCCATTTTGTGGCATTTTGTTGAACCTCTGTTGTAACAGGATTCGGAACGTTTTGCTTAGGTGACTGTGCAGTCTCAACTTGTTGTTTCTTGTAATGCTGAACTTGTTGCAAACGCTGTTTAGCGTCTGTCAACTGCTCTAAATACTCTATTTGCGCTGCTGCGTCATTAGCCTGAGCTGCTTTTAGCATCATCATTTTTGCATACTCAACTTTGGTGGCCTCGTCTTCGATGGCTTTATCAAGTTGTGCAAATTGGTAAGATGAAGCTGTATTTTCTACCGCAGCTAATCGTCTTGCTAATTCTTCATTACGTCGCTCAAGAGCACTAATTTTGTTTTTTGCAGAAATCTCACGCTGTCTCTTTAATTCTTTTTTGAGTTTGCGTTCTTCTCTGCGGGCTTCACGGATTTGCTCTCGCTCTTCTTCCGTTTCGCCTTCGTTTGGCTCATCATCTTGCTCATTGCCGTGTTCATCATCATGATCTTCATCATGGGACTCTACATCGTCTTTAACTTTTTTCTTTTTGCCGCCGTCTGTTTCTTCATCAGCATCAGCAAGAGGATCTGGTACCATTTCAAGTGCTACCAGCGCACTTCCATCTTCTAGTTCCTTGACAGGAACATCTTTATTTTCTACCATATTTACTTTCTACAAAGTTAGTCTACAAACGCTTTCATTTTCTGCGCAGCCTCAAAAGACTTAATGCGAGAAATGACTTCACGTGCTTGGATTGTGATAAACACCACAGGGGCGCCTTCATCATCCGGATTAACAACAAAACGATCACCACCGTACTTAATTGTTCTAACCAAATCGCCTTCTTTACACCACGGGCCTTCAATCCAAGGCTCAAGGTTATCTGGCGACTTATATGCTAGAGGGCCAATTTGGCGTACTTTAGCTACAGTCTCATTGAAACGTAACGTTTGTTTGGTTTCATCTACTAGTATGATGCCACCTTTGCTAGTGTTCTTTTCTCGGCGTAACTGCACCAATACTCGGTCCCCAGCAACATCAATTCCAGGGTCAATCTCAGGAAAACATTCTAGTTCTGATCTTGTATCTGGCTCGTCCCTACTACTTAAATCAAATGCCATCCGGCAATCTCCTATGATCTTTACAGATCTTCTTCGTCTTCCCTCAAAATTTCGTCAATAATGCCTAATACTTCTTTAAAACCTTCAAATCGACCAACTAAACGCTGGTAATCATCAAAAGAGTTGACATTATTTCCAGCGGTGAGGGTTTCCGCCAATTTTGCCTGCTCATCGCGCGTTCGCGCAATAATTTCAGAAATAAAGTCCTTCATGTTTTCACTAATACGCTAGCAGAAGAAAATCCGCCCTAAAATTAGTAGAAATTTCCGCCGCCGATGTCATTTAAGTTCTTATCTGGTCCAACTTTAGAAGATTTAACCTTGTTTTGGTTTAAAACTGCGTTATTTGAACGCTTGCTGCCAGATGTTCCTTGGTCAATTGTTTTTTCGCCAGGTCCGCCAGCATTTCCTGGTGTTCCAGTCATTTTGTATGTCTTACGGAAACCTAATTCGCCGCCGTCTTGTGGGTTTTTTGCCATTATTGTGCTCCTGTAGGGGGTGTTTGTTGTGATTCTGGTTGTTGAGTTGCTTGGTTTTGTTCTTGAAACGATTGTTGCTGCATTTGTTGTTCGTGTTGTTGTTGAGCTAGAGCAGCATCATGTTGTTGCTGAGCTTGTTGCGCCACTTGATCTGCTTGAGCCTTAAATGTGGCTTGTTGCAACGCAATACCATGCTGGCGGATATCTTGATCGGCTGCTTGAACCGCATCAATTGCAGACAAATTCTGTTCATGCTCAAGCTGGGCTTGTTGCTGATCCATTTGCGCGCCAGCTGTAATCATAGCCACACGCTCTTTTGCTGCGTTGTTGATATTGGCCATAGCAATATCGGTAGCATTACGTTGGTTGTCAATGCTGGTTTGTGTTGTGTATTTAGCCTGTAGTTCTGCAACTTTTTGCTGTAATTCTGCAACTTTAAGTTGATAGTTTTGTTGAGCTTGTTGCAATTCTGCTTGTAATTTAGCTTGGGCTTCTTGTGTTTTGCGTTGTGTTTCGGCCATTTGCGTTTTAATAATTGCAGCAGAGGTTGGATCGGCCAATGCGGCATTTTGTTGCTGTTGCTGTTGAGCTTGAGCAACTTTTTGTGCCAACGCTTGAATTTGTTGTACATATGGGCCAAGATCTTGTTGTGAGTCTTGGTTTACCATTTGGGATGCCAAAGCCAAAGCTTGTTGGGCCGCTTGATCCAATGGTTTTTCTTGATGCAATTCCAATGTATCGCGCCCACCAGCTGCTTGCGCAACATACCCGCGCATAGATTGCAAGTAATGCAGTGTTAAATGTTGTTTAAGGTGTTCTAAAGCATGAGGAGCAAAAGTAGGCCCAATAACAGGGTTGCCACCATAAGCTGGGTTATTTGCATATTCGAGGTGAATTTTAATGTGGGCAATATGGTCTTGATCTGGATATGCTGCGGCGGGTCTACCCATGGTCATAGAAACGTTTTCTAATGCTGGGTTAGACTCATTAGCACCTAACGGATTTGGCAATATTTCTTCTGCGTCTGGAACTTTAAGTTGTTTTAAAACACGTTTGTAAACTGCTTGAACGTTAAACATCCCTGGAGGCGCGGATGTTGCCATTTGTAACAAGGCTTGGTTTTGAGCAAGACGTTGTGTTTCAGAAAAAATGTTAGGATCTGATACAGGTCGAATGTCATTGTTATAAGCAAAGTCACGAACTTCAATTTCTTCGCCGGACTGATTGTCCATTTCCTGCAAATACCAATGATTGAGTCGCGAAATAATTTTAAGCGACATTGCTTGACTGCGGTGCAGGCGAGCATGAATACTAGAAAATACTTTAGCACCTTGTTCAATAAGGGCTTGGGTTGTGCCAACAGGCATTTGGCTGTTAGCTTCAGAAATCTTTTCTTCTGCAGTAGTAACAACGCCTTTAGCTGCGTTTGTCAACCAACCAAGCAAATCAAACAATACTGATGATGGAGGATTGAACGGCATTGGCATTGCAATCTTGCGAACATCATCGACCCCCGGACCGGCTTCAACTTCGACTACTTGAGTTGGTTCGATCCTGTCAGATTGCCCACTAACTCGTCCAGTTTTGAGTTTAAGTAATGTCTGAGAGTTGTTGATATGAGCAGCATCAAGCAAAGCACGTAGAGCGCCAGTGAGAGCAGCAGAGAGACCGCCAATAAGATGGGGCAAGCCAATAGCATAAGCACCGCGCCAAGGAATGAATTTGAATTCAACATACCAATCCAGTTTTTCGAGTTTCTCATCATTCGCTTCCCAGTTACGATACAAGGCCAACACTTTGTTGCTGGTCTCATCAATAATTAAAATATACGGCGCACGTTTTCCATCGGTAAGGTCATCATCTTCTAAACGTAAAAAGCAAGTGATTTCGTAAATTCTACGCAAACCGTCAATATTTTTAGAAGGCTCTTCTTTGCCTTCAATTTTTGCGTTGGCTTTTTCAGATTGTGTTTGGTCTGTTAAAGGAGCATCTGAAGTATATGCTGCGTTTTCCAAATCACGGTAAAATCCAGAATCAATACGTTGTTGATACGTATCTTCTGTAATGTCTTGTTGCTCAGCTACTCGCTGAGATGTGTAAAAGTTTGTTGTGGAATACGGCAGGATAATATTATCAATTGGTACCCATTCACAAGTTGGCCTACGCTGTTCGTCATCATAGCGCCATTTTAAAAATTGTGATCCGCCAAGGGGAAGCTGTGTTAACAACTGTTCCATTTCATCGCGGTATTCTGGAACTTGTTCTGTCAATTGCCAATTTAAGAAATTAACTTTACGGTTAGAAACTTCTAACTTGCTTAAATTGTCATTACCTTTAATATTTGATTTGACAATGCCATCTGATGGCAATAATTCTTTGGTAGAACTTGCGGCAAAATCAACACAAGCTTCTGCCATAACAGGGTGTACTACTTTTGATGCACCGTCAAATGTTGCGCCACCAGGGGCGTCTTTTCCAAGTCCTGTACGGCGCAGTCCTTCTTCGTACTGTTTGTCACGCTGACTACGTGCTTCTTTATCAACGTCGATGTAATCTAAATATTCATTTGCCAAAGAGTCTAAAGTAGATTCGTCTAGCTCTTCTGCCAAATTGGAATAAAATTCTGGATTTTTAAGCGGGCTTTGTTTTTCTTGGAAATTGACAATTACTGAACCATCTTCAAGTTCAATAACTTCTTGCTCGACATCTTCAGGATCTAACCCTAGGGCTTCCTCATAGGCATCCATTTCAGCATCTTGCTGTTTAGCCTGGTCGATATCGTCCTCTCGCTCTAAACCTGGCAGATTTGCGCCGTTTTGGATTGGTAATATTGGATTTGCCATAAATGAGATTAAATAAAAATTGAAAAGGCCCTTATTCTAACTAATACGCTAAAAAGGGATATTCCGCCCTAATAATTTTTTATTGGGCGTAAGGATTTGCAAAACGTTTACGGGAATCATCATCTGCGTAGTCATAATCCCTTGCTGGCAGGGGGTCAAGTTGTAACCAGCCAGCATCTCTGAGATACCTTAAACCCTGAGAAAGGGCGTCCACATAGTCATCATGCCCTCCAGCTTCGGGAAAAGAGCACACTTGGCGCAAAAAGCGTTTTGTCCAGCTAGCAAACTCCCCTTTTTGGTTTGGGTCTTCTGGGATAAACACTTTGCCCTTGGCAACAAGCGGGGCCACAATGTTTAAGCGCTGCACCTTGTCAGCTCTGCCAGGGTTGTATCCTTGGACAGGAACTCCAGCTCCTCTAAGTTCTTGAATAAGAGAAATACCAGCTGATTTATCTTCCATTAAAATTAAATCAGCTTTTCGCCCCTTGCCAAATTCGTTATCTGCTCCGTAAACAACTTCTTTAAAGTCGTCAATTACTTTTCGGCGCAATTCTGGATAAGAAAGATGTTCATCCCAGCAATCTAACAAGATGGCGCAGACACCGCCGTCAATTTGTTCAAAAATTCCCCAAACTTCGCAAGCAGTGGGGTCGTTTATAGTTTTTTCGCTAGTGGCCGGATCATAGGAAGCCAATACATATTCCAAAGTAGGAGTTGGCTTGTTGGCTGGCCACATCTTAAACATTTTGCGTTTGATAATACCCGCAGCTTCTGGGTCAAGGATCTCACCATAAATCTCTTGGCGGCCAATATCGGTGCCATCGTAGGTTTCTAGCTGTTTAAAAAATGTTTCGGAGAGGTTCGCCCGATTGTCATACGAGGACGCGTTGGCGACAAAGACGTCTCCACCGACTTTGCCTTCGTTAAGGTCAACGATAAGCTCTTTTGGCTTTGGCGTGGTGGTAATGATTTGCTGGACTCGTGGAATCCTAGGATCGCGCAAACGGAGGGTAAACTGTACTCCATCGTATGCTTCGTCAATATACTCAAAGGCGCACAGCTCGTCAAACCAGGCTCCATGATATTGCTTACCACGATAACGTTCTGGCTCGGAGGCGGGGATTCCTTGAATAAGGGATCCATTGGTAAGGGTAATCTCAAAGAGGGACTTGTTGTAATCTCTGATAAGGCTTTTGGGTATGATATTGAGAAGGCCGGAGTCTCCTTCGAAACAAGTTGCACGGATATCATTAGAGGTTGGGGCGGTAACAAGCCAGCGAGTGCGGTCAAAGGTAGCAGCCCGAATGCCAATCCAATGGCTAGCAGTGTGTGTTTTGCCTGATCCACGACCGGCAAGCATAAGAAACGTATCATACTCCCCATCTTCGGGTTCTTTTTGGTGGTCAAGTGCTTGGGCTTTCCATTTAGCCATCCAAGCCATTAGTTCAAATTTTTCTTTAGGCCAATGTTTACGTTGCTCTAAATACTTCTGTAAAAGTTTGTGTTTTTCTTGATCTAAAGACACGGAATAAATCCTTCCCCGACTAAAATTGTGTTGTCTTCGCCATCTGTTTCGATGTGAACACAGTTTTGTGGTTCAATTTCATAAATTTCCCGAACTAGTCTCCAAGTTTGTCTAACCTTAATAGGTTCGGGGGTTTGTTCTTGCGTTAATTGTAACTTAGTTTTGATAAACAACGTGTAATACTTTTTTGTTCTGTCGTATAACATTTTAGTTTTGCAACCCAAAGACTCAGCTAGGTTTTGAACTTGGGTGACGCTGTGTTTAGTCTTCCAAGTAAACCTAAAAATTTGGTTTTTCTTATTAAACTGCTTGGCTTTACTATGCAAAATCCCACTTAGCAGTTCTTGACGCTGCTCTGGATCAGAAAACAAATAGTTATTGGGTATTTTTGTTGGAACCAAAGGGATTAAATGTGAAACTACTGTGGGCGTTGTGGTAAACGCCGCTTTTTTATTGGGGATATACCCATGGCTTTTAAACTTTTCCCTTACAAATTCATCAAAAATTACAGGCGGTTTCAAAGTCCCGTCTTTTTTGCGATTAAAAAACCAAAATCCAAAAATGAAAGGAGGTACTGGTAAGGTCTGATGGGGAAATTGAATGGCCCCCGTAGTGGGCACCGAGTACACCATGCGATTGTTTCGGTGGGTGAGGGGCGAGTTTACCAATTCTGAGATTGGTGTGGGTCGTAATGGTCTTCTAAATTTCCTAACTCCCTTGTATTGCCGAACCCTTGCTCGGTATTTTGGAGTTTCTAATGGAAGCTTTAAATGTATATCACCCGCTACGGTAAGGTGGTCGTGAAACTGCACCTCGTAACAATTTTTGGCTCGGTATTGTTGAGCCAATTTAACTTTAACTGGTTTTCCAGTTCTATCAAAAACTATGTCTCCTGCACGAACATCGCAAGCTAGTTTCCAATAATCAAGGGTTAATACCTTCTCTGTTGCCAAAATTGCCATAAAAGTTTTTTAGGACCCAATAGTCCAGCCATTTCCCTAACGGAACGCGTATTTTGTTTTGGATACCCGCTGGTAAATTTTGAATATTGATGGTGTCTTCTGTAAGCTGCAAACGAAACTGCAAAAACTTACAAGTGTCTTTATCTAATATTTCAGCGGGAACATCTACTATTTCCAGATTGTTTAAGTCGCATACCACAACCCGCAAGCCTTTAAACTCACCGATGGCGTTTTCCAACGCACCTTGGATTTGGTATACATAATCATTCATACATTCACTAATACGCACAATTTTTCAAAAAAAAAAATTTTTGCCACACTTTGCCACACTTCTGCCACACTTTAAATCGCATTTTTGGGCAAAGTGTGGCAGTAAAAAACCAGTTTAAAATCAAAAGGTTACAAGCGTTTTGCTTAAAAATTAAGCACAAATTGCCACACTTTGTTTCGTTTTTTCCAAGTCGATACTCTACTATTCTTTTTTCTTTTTTAAAAAATAAAAATAAAAATAGAAAATAAGTGTGGAAGTGTGGCAATTAGGGGTTAAGTCTTTGATATATAAGGCTTATTGCATTGCAGCAAAGTGTGGAAGAAGTGTGGCAGAAGTGTGGCAATTGCCACACTTTCCACATTGTGAAAAAAAAATACACAAACTCATGGTTGCTCAGGGGCCCGGCCGGCAGGGTAGGGGGTACTTTATTTAGGGGTATCGGTTTTTAGAAAACCCCCCTATAAGCTAAAAAGGAGGGCCATAGCAAATTACCGACCCAGCAACCTGGCAGCCAGCCATAGTGAGTACTCACTAACATAGCCAGCCCAGCCACTTAGCCATAGTGAGTACTCACTAACATAGCTAAGCGCTGCACTCTAGTGAGTAAGCACTCACCTACTTAGGCCAACGTGGCAGCGTGGTGATGTGAGTACTTACTAACATAGGCCAGACTATCGCGCTGCCATTGTGGTAAGTAAGTGCCTACTAACATAATGGCAGCGTGGCCAGGTTAGAGTGTTGGCTGCGTGCCCTCGTTTGGTGCACTGGCTGAGTGGCAGTTAAGAAGGGCACTGATTTGGTGCACTGGCTGCGTGGTGATCTAGGCGCGCGTGAGAAGCCTAGGTGCAAGGTGCACTTGAATAAACAGATTACCCGATTACCTGGCAACCTATTAGGGTTTACCCTATTAGGGTTTTTAGTTTGCAAACCTAGGGTTTATACCTATGTATCTATATAGTATTACCCCGTTATATTGTACACATGGCAGCAATTAAGCGGCCATTATATGAGAGGAATTACCATCATGACTATTAAACTAAGTAAGACAAGCAAACTAGACGGCATTATGTCTTGGTCTTTACAGGCCTTAGATACATGCCCTGGCAGCAAGGCCAAGGACGGCGGCTTAGTAGACGCGTGTCGCGGCTGCTATGCCACAACCGGCAATTATCGTTTTAAGAATGTCAAAGCGCCGCGCGAATTTAATCGTGAAGACTGGCAGCGTGGCGAATGGGTTAGTGACATGATCCAGGCCTTAGACTCATCGCGCTATTTTAGATGGTTTGATAGCGGCGACATGTATTCGATTGATTTGGCTAAGAAAATGTTGCAAGTGATGGAGGCAACACCATGGGTAAAACATTGGATGCCTACTAGAATGCATAAGTTTGCTAAATTCGCGCCAGTCATTGCCAAAATGGAGGCGCTGCCGAATGTAGTCGTTCGCCGCTCTTCAGATAGTATAAGCGGCCAAGTAATACCTGGCGCGACATCGTCCACAATCATAAGCGGCCAGGATCAATTGCCAGCCGGCGCGACATTGTGCCGCGCTTATGAGCATGGCGGCACTTGTAACGGCTGCCGCGCATGTTATGACAAAGCCGCGACAGTCATCGCCTATATGGCGCATGGCAAGAGCATGGCCAAGGTAATCCGCATAATGGAGGCCGCATAATGTTTATTGTCTTTTATCGTTATCGCGGCGAAGAGTTAAACGCGACATTTAAAACAATACGCAAGGCGAAGCAATTCGCCAGGGTTACCGGCGGCAAAATTGAAAGCCGCCTAACTAGTCATATTTGGGGGGTTTAATTATGAGTACATTGCACAAGATCGCTGCCATTCAATTAAATAGTAAGCGGCCGCCGTCTCATGCGCTTATTATGAGAATGGCCGGGGTTTACCTGGCAGCCGGGCATAAGGCCATGGATATATCTTGGCGCGGCCAGTCAATAGAATTAACTTATCATGACGCGCGCGGCCAATGGTACGGCCAGGGCATTATTAATAATGAGTACGGCGACAATATTGCAGATGAATTAAACCATATTAAACAATTTGTCCTAGATCATTTTCAGATTGTCACTATGGGGGCAAACCATGCTTAAAATTTTATTGTCATACATTGTGGATCTATTAGGGTATATCCTAATTGCGCTCATATGGTGCGGCGTTATTCTTGCACTATTCGATTGTTTATAGGAGGTTTGATTATGTACTATTGCAACGGGCATTATTTTGACCAGTACCAAGAGGCGCGCCGGTATGCTGATTTTCTGTTACGTCATGCCGGCATATATCGCGCTATTTTTACCCGCGCTGAAATAGAGGCGCATAATTTAGAGGGAGCATTATTATGACTAGATCTATCCAATCAATAGCCGCTCAGGCGCGGCGCGAGGCGCTCAGCGCCGGCTTACCATGCGGCCAATATACCTATTCTGATCCGCTCAAGATCGAAAATAGATATCAGAGCGAAGGCGGAGCAATACGCGAGCAATATGGATCTATTGCCAATTGGAATGCATGGGAGCGCGTACATGTAAGAGAGCGCGCAACAGGCCGAACTGTATTTGATAACGAAGTGGCCAAGATTACCGGCATGACATTACACGCAACACCGGCCGAGGTATTGGCCGTTTTAGATCAATCTATTTATGAGGTGAAAGCATGATTACATTAGACGAAATGCATATTATTGAAGGCGATACAACGGCCACAACCCAGCAATATTATGAGGCCATACAGAAAGCTATTAATACTGGTTTATGGGGTATGCAGGGATCATACGGCCGTACAATGATGGCCGCGATTAACGAGGGTTATTGCATGCTCGGTCAAAATGACGCGCGCGACTATTGGGGTAATTATATACCATCACGCGACCAGGTACAGGCCGGTACAAAGGGATCATTCGATTTTGTTGCGAAGCAATGCGGCGAAGGATGGGCAGAATATATGAGCGAGGTGAAATAATGAACGCAGATAAAATTAAAGCAATGGTATCGGATCTTAATTATCAGTACTCTAATTTAGTGGAGGCCTCAGTAGAAGAGGCTTTAGATGAGCGGCCTAATTATGAATGCGACACCATGTTTGCAGAAATTCAAACATTAGTTAAATTGATATATAAAGAATTGGAGGCATGATGAAAACTAATTATTCACATTTAGAAATTGCAATAGAGTGCGCATGGCAAATTGGAGATTCCCTTAAAAATTTACCGCGCGCTGAAAGCCGGTGGCTAGTGGCCGACATTACCAATCGCATTATTGAGGACGGCCTTATTACACCGGAGAGCGAAGATATAGACGAATTAATTGCAGCATGGATTGAGACTAATCTTAAGGAGACAGTATGATGACTAGGTTAGACGCATTTTGGATTTTATTGGCATTACTTATTACAACGCAGCTAGTATGGTATTTCACTAAATAGGGAGAATAGCATGAGAAAATTTAGCAGACAGACAATTGACTTAATGGGAGCATATGCCAGTGGTTATTCATACGGACGTGCTGGCCTGGAATTAAACCAATTATGGGACGAAGACGAAGAAGGGCATATGTGGGAAGTACTAGGGCAT